TGAATGTTTTCGGAACTGAGGAAGAGTTGCCAGTTTTGGCGGTCGAAGCACCACATACAGGTGAGATGGCACGTGAGCAACTGAAAGATGACGTGGAATTGGTTTTGACCGAGGTCCAAGACGCAGTGGCTGAAAGCCCCGCTTTGACACAAGCTGTCGTCGGGGTGAAAATGGATTTGCGTGAGCTCGACAATCGTACTGCTTTCGTCCCCGGTTTGTGTCTTCTTTCAAACGCTTATCAGGACACGTTGAAGGCTTCTCAACAAAGGCTTTTTGAGGCAAGGAGAACCTTGATCAATTTGGGTTCTCCGGTTGAAGAATGGGAGAAAAGTTCAATTAAAATTTGGAATGTTGAAGAGTGGCCCATTATGGCGGAAAGCTTGACACCTGAGCGTTTTAACAGCCCCAATGGTTTCCATACGAGTTGCCCAACAGTGGCCCAAATGTGTACCTGGGCTATACAAGATGGACAAAAGGTCTCAATTTACGATCTGCCAAAATATGATCCGGAACGTATCGAATTGAAGTTCACACGTCAACTGGATGAATTTGATTACAGCAAGGCCCGACCCGAGCTACTCTATCATTTGCATTTTGGCGATCTTTATGTTCCGAGTCCTCATGCTTCCATTTGGACCATTGTAATGCGATGCGGCAAAAGTCTTCCGGAATTTGAGGGAGAGTATGACATGGCTTTCCACAAATTTTCTATTGGTTGCTTCGAAAATTGGAATGTCCGCTATGACCCGGTGAGTCAGGGTCTGGATTCTGTGACTTTGGAAACATTTTTGGAGACTATCGAGCATATGAATGGGGCTAGCAAAAGAAGGCGTTTGGATTGGTTTTTGTCGTTCATGATGGGAAACAAAAATGTGACTGTCGAGACGATGCGTTTCTTCACGAAGACGGATGAGAGTCTGTTTTCCGCAGATCCAGACACACAAGAATTGAAGGTGAACGGAAGCGATATTGGTTTCAGTCCTGCTGGGAAACCACGTTCCATCTTCAATGCAGCTGAAGTCACTTTCGCGGCTACCCAACCTGATTTGAAAGCTTTGAAATCCATTGTTAAGGAGAAAGGAGTTGACGACATTGAAATGGGTGGCTACATTGTACCAATGCCGAAGATCTTTCATCACCAGTTTCACACAAAGAAGGGTTTATATAAAGTGCAACTTCGTTACATGGCCGATACTGACAATGTCCAAGATGCGGCTTGGGTTGCTGATGCTTGGAAAGGTGATGCTGAGACCATTTATATTGCTGTTGGCGGTGATGATAATGCCACAATCATATGGTGGAAAGGCAACCGTTGGGAGTTGGAAGGCGATCTCTCGATGTGTGATCAGAGTATGAGAGGACTTTTTGCTGATCTGTTTTTAACTTTCCTTTGGGATGCAGGAGTTCCCAGCGAAATTGTTCAAATGATTCGTCGCACTTACACTGATCCTGCATCGTTCTATATAGGGAATGAATTAGTTGCCACTTTGAATTTCAAAGAAGGTCAGTTGAAAACAGGAGTTAGTCACACGTCTTTCAGTAATACTTTCATTGTTGGTCTTCTCATGATCTTTGGTTTGGAAAGATTGATTCAACATTACGACAATGCTTATGAAGAACCTTCACCTGAAGGAGTGCAAGAGTTTTTGGTGTCGCTTTGGAAAGAACTCGGAATCACTATGAAGCTGAAAGTTTTTGTGAATTCTGAATGGCCATTATTGACTTTCCATAAACGCTACTTCGTCCCCCTCGCGCGTGACGACACTTGTTTTTGTGCAGCTCCACTGCCGAGTTCTATTGTGAAAATGGGTGCGATTCGAGCACCGACTTTGATGAGCAGAAAGACCTTTTTCCGACGAGTACGTGAAAGTGGAGACAGTCGTAAAGGGATGGCGCAACATCCGTGGCTCCGGAGGTGGCTGGACATGAACGGTTGTACGGAGGAGAAAACTTTTGTTAAGAAGGTCTGTGGTGTCTGGGAAGGCATAGCTGGTGAATGGTTCCAGAGTAACAAGTTTGCCCACAGTGAGGAAGGTGGTTATGGTGGCAATGTAAACGTTGAAAGTTGGGCTTTGGCTGAAGGTGATGGACAAGAGGATTGTCATATTGCTTTTTG